TATATCGTGGATCCGACAATCCAGCGGATCGCGCCAACGAACGACAGGGTGCGCGTGGACAAGTTCAGAAGGCATGTATTGAGTGCCTATGACAACAACCACGTCACCCTCGTTCAAAAACGACACGGTGCATTGGATTATGAATACATAGCGGTGCGGAAATGATCTGGTCGCTATTCTGGTTGCTCGTGATCCCAATCAAGATATGGATAGCATTCTATGTCTTGATCTGGGTGTACAAAACGTGGTTGGGTATATAATGGATCCATTCAGCATTTTTCTGTACGCAGTGATCATATCAGTGGGATTAATTTTAATGTTCTGGACCATGAGAAAATGAGCACATACAACAAGCTATTGAAACTGAAGGATGAACTGAAGGACAAGCCCAAGGAGCGTTCCAGGCTTAGACGGGTCATGTCAATTCTCATGCGCCGTTACGACTACGGAGTTGATGACATGGAAGAATACAGATGGGGTGATTTCAGGGACGAAATTGCGTCGGTAAAAAGATTTTGAGGATGAATGAACAGAAGGATAAACACATACAGGAGCAGCGAAATAAGATTCGTCAAAAACGATCTGAACAAGCAATCAAGGACTCAAGGAAATACAAGCAATCCAAGGTCGCCTTCGAGCGTCCGCAGGAAGGCAAGATTGAAAAGCGCATTGGCGGGATGGATACGTTCCATGTTGAAAAGGGCGAGGAAAAGAATACCTACCGCATTGTCACGAAAAGGGAATATACATTCTCTTATACGATACGCGCTAAGAATGAAGAGGATGCGATGATAAGGACACTAAAGTTTGTTGGCAGTGACGGAAGCGGACAATATCTGCAAGGGCCACTGCAACTAGGCAAGCCACTCATAAGGGAGTGGGTTGACAAGATTGAAAAGCTATAGGAGGTAATTATGGCAAAGACACCACTACAAAAAATCAAGACACAGCTTGACAAGCTGGAGAAATTGCACGCAAAGGAAGAAGTGATCGTTGAAAAGATCACCGAGATCATAGATGAAGAGGGGGAAAATAACATCGAGGTCATCAATGAAAATTGGGAAGGAACCGATTAGTGGCTGAGAAGGAAATACAGTACGACATCTACCAGCCGTTCGGACCAAGCATTCTGAAGGTCAACATGCCGCAAGGATATGTCAACCTTCTCAATGTGCAGGCGGACGAAATTCTTAATGACGAGAAGCTGAGCAAGGATCGTGACTGGAGTCACAACCTAGCCGGCAACGTCAAGAAGGAAGTCGCGATCAACCACAACGAGATCAAGGGTTTTCCCGAGTTTCTTGTCACGATGTCGCATGAGTACATCAGGCGCGTTCTCCCGGAAGGGCTGAGTGACAAGGCGAAGGTGTCCTTCAGCGTGTGGGTAGTCAGTCAGTTTGCGGGGGATTTCAATCCCATACACATACATGATGCTAACCTATCCGGCGTGGCGTTCCTCAAGATTCCACCAGGATACGAGAAGGAATACAAGAAGGAGGACCACCATCCAACAGCTGGATGTTTGGAATTCCTTGGATCAATGCCGAACCATTTCGCACGCCACAGCTATGTGGTGAAGCCCGTTGTTGGAGACTTTTATTTGTTTCCGTCATGGCTGGCACACCAGGTCTATCCGTTTAGGTCTGAGGGTGAAAGACGATCAATGTCATTCAACGTGCACTTCAAGCTGGACGGTCCGGTGAAGGGGATTAATGCTTAATTTAGATCTTTATATTGTGCTGGCGCTGATTTGTATGGTGGGTGTTCTTCTTTATTTTGATAACCGGAAATAGGCGATGGTTGATACAACAAAATACAAGTCCGTGGCAATTAAGATACCATACTACGATGCATTGGTTCGGATGGGGCTGTCGAAGCACCGTGGACCGGGACAGGAAATGATGCACATTATAAGCAAGGAAGCATTAGTGAAAGGAGTAAGGATACGTGATAAAGGAATTATTAAAAGCAAACGCAGAGATAAATAAGATTCTCGGTGTGGCCGAGAAGGCCGACATAGAGTTTCCCTCCCTGGTAGGGAAAATCTCAGCCGTTACTGTTTACGGACAGCCGCTTGGAATCCACATTGTGCTGGGTATCATAGAGGAGTTCGTCAAGCATGCGGAAGAGATGAAGAAAGACGCCGCAATGGCAGGATTTGACGAGACTGTCGTGCGGGAGAATTACGACCGGGTGAACATGAATTGGAACAACAGGAATAAGGTGAACTAATGACTAAAACAATCGTTACCATAGCCCAGATGTCCGACGGCAAGGTCAACCCCAAGACGGAGTTGATGGAAAAGCCAGCGTGGCAGCTAGGGTTTGATGATCAAAGCGCTGATATTCTTTTTAGGTCCAAGATGCTGGAATTGTTATCCCGAGGTTATCACAAGACTGTGGAAAACTTCAGGAGAGGCGATGTGGTTACCAATACTGGTGGCCAGACATCATTTTGGATTGTTGTGTTCCAGGATTACGAGGTGAGGCTTCAGACAAACGTGGAAATTATGAAGATTATCACCGACGGACACAGGAACATAGAGAGGGAATCAACGGATGAAAACATTGCTAAAGAAGCAGTCGAAGAAGCCAACTTTTACGCCGAGTAAGGCACGTCTGGCTGTAGTACACTGGCTTGACGCGCAGGATGGTGCGGGTGGCTGGACGCCGATGGCCCAGGTACTTAAGCATGAGCTGGCACAGGTCTATGATGTCGGATGGATTGTCCATGAGGACAAGGAAAAGATTATCATCATGGGTAGTATATGCTGGGAAGGTGTGGAGAAGAAAGAATTAGATGGCGGAAGGTTCTGTTCAATTCCAAGGAGTTGGATAGATAAAATTTGGTATTTGGATAAAGGAAAAGAATATGAGAATGTACGAGTTCAACTTGTGGGACAAGCAAACCCTAAAGGAAAAAATCGTAAGAGAGTTCAGTAACGATGAGGGCGCTTCCGCTTTCATTAATGAAAAGTGGAAAGACAAAAATCTCCTCTTCACATGGGCACTACTTACGGGTTATAAGTATAATGATAAGGCTCCAGTTCGGATTCCTCTCAGTGATGAGGAAGTGCAGATGAAAAAAGACTTGAGAAAATCATTTACGCCGGAATCCATTGGTGAATGGGGTAAATGGGAGATGACCACTAAGTTACGCAAGGATTATTATGGACACCCGGAGACAACAGGGTATGAGGACAAGAAATGAACATAGAGTTTTGGCACTGGTGGATTTTATCCATGGTAACAATAAATACAATTATTAATTCCATAGTCTTTATAGTGGGTCGTAAATTTAAAAAGGTAAAAAAGAAATGATATTTAAAATAGCAGTGGTTTCATTATTGGTGCTGCTTCTTTTAAGCACATGCGGAGGGTATTAAAATGGTAAAATTAACGGAAAATGAAATAAAATACGTAAACCAGGAAGGTATTGGCAAAGGTATTGGCGAGGAACAGTTTGGATTGACTCCCAAGCAGGCTAAATTTCTCAAGTTTTTAGCCAATTTTATGGACCAAAATGGGTATTCACCCTCCTATGAGGAGATGAAACAGGTATTGAACTATAAGTCGAAAAGTCGTATACATGCCTTCGTGCATAGCTTAAAAAAGCGCGGATACGTTAGGTTAATTCCATATATGAAGAGATCAATCATCATTACTAGTAAAGGTATTGGTATTGCGCTGTGATGCTCAAATCAATTTTTACTTTTACGAAAAGTAGTTTTCAGCCAATACCGCAATACCTTTTGCGATTCTTGTTATGGGATAAGGGATACAGGGTATTGGCAAGGTATTGGCAAGGATGAAAAAAATGGAGAAAAACAGTGAAAATAAGGTCAAAATGGTTAAAAAAACCAGTATAAACAAAGAGTTAAGCAGGATTCAGAAAAAGCTTCCAGCCAATACCTCAGCCAATACCATTGTGAAGAGGGATATGTCTCTTAAATACCCTAAAGGTAATGATGGATTGACTGATAAACAAAGGGTTTTTGTTGAAATATATACGGATAATGAGGGTAGAATGACTCCAACAGCATGTGCCAGGCAAGCTGGATATAATGTTGACCGTGCACATGTTACAGCTTCAGAGTTGTTAAACATCAAGAAATTTCCCCGTGTTGTTGCTGCAGTGTTGAAAAGAAGGGAAGAAATTACGGATACACACAGGGTACAAATGGGTAAGCATGTACAGGAATTGGCAAGACTCCGAGAGAAGGCTCTAAGAGAGAAGTCATACAGTGCGGCTGTCAATGCCGAAAGACTGCGCGGACAGGCTGCGGGACTGTACATCGAGAGAAGAGAAATTAGGACAGGATCAATTGATGACATGTCAAGGGATGATGTTCTTAAACAATTAAAGGAATTAGGACTAGATGGAAAATTTAGAAAAGAAGGTAATCAAACTGTCCTTTCGGTCGAAGAGAAATCCAGTGGCGAAGGAATTAAGGACGTCACCGAAGTACAAACAGAGAGTAGTGAGGGACAGAAAGAAGTATGACCGTAAAACCGGAGACAAACTTTTGGAAGAATGTAAAGAAATTGTTGGCAAATGGAAAGGAACATTATCTAGTATCGAGGATTGAGAGCTACGCTACTCCTGGATTTCCAGATTGTGTTGTGTTTCATAAAGATACAGGATTTTTTACTTTAGAATTAAAAATTGTAAGACGTAATAAAAAGGGTATTGGAAAGGTATTGATTTCACCCCTTCAATTGGCATGGAATACCATTCACGTAGTATCCGGAGCACCAGTTTATACTCTCATACTTGACCAAGGCCATAGGGCCGTAAAGCTTTTCTCAAGCGCAAAACTCCAAGAACTCCGCGATATGGACT